CTCTCCTATTGGAGAGCTCTCGAGCGATAGCTCGTCACATCCCGTGACCTCACTGAGACTTTGCAACTGTGTCCAGAACCCGCACTCGTCAAACTAATACCCCTGGCGGTGGTTACCGCGAGCGGTTTACGACTGTTAGCTCCTCCTTCACGCAATTGGAGAATTCTGCCTATCCGGCAGTCTACTCTCGTTGTGATGATGAGGTTAACCGTCGCGATCAAGATAATCCTCTCACGATTGACTTCGTCTCTCGTAATTGGATACCCTTGAACGGTTCAACGGGCGTCCCAGGTGTAAGTGGTTACCGGTTATACCGGGACTACTTCCCCTCTGGGTATTATGTGGATTTAGCACATCCATCTGGACTCTTGTCTGCCATCCCATCAGTAAGTGACGTAGCGGTCGCAACGTTGGCTAGGTCCAATCCTAGTCGGCCTGCGATATCGATACCTAACTTCCTGTATGAGTTGAAAGACCTCCCCGGCATGATCCGCGATATTGGGCGTCTCCGTATCCAAGGCAGGAATGCAGCGGCCAAGGGCCTTCAGGGTGTTCACCCTAAAGTAGCCTCTAACCACTACCTTTCCTATGTCATGGGTTGGAGTCCCCTAATCTCGGATCTACGAAAGCTGCTGGATTTTCAGTCACATGTCGATAAAAAGGCACGTGAACTGCATAATCTGTACGCTAACGGGGGGTTGCAGCGCCGCGTTCGACTCGATAGCTGGAAGCATACTATCGAAGATACCTACGATAGTAGCCGAACGATAGAATCCTCTCTCGGCCTTCTAATAAATTGCCGAGTTACGGACTTTTCTACCGTTGAGCGCTGGGGAACAGTTCGCTGGTACCCAGCTAGCTTACCACCTTTCGATCTCGGTAGTCGCGATATGGCTAGACTTGCTAGAGATCTGACCTTCGGTATGAAGGGCATTTCTCCAAAACAGGCCTGGGATGCAATACCCTGGTCCTGGCTCGTCTCCTGGTTCACGAATGTTGATGAATTCCTTGGAGCTCATCACAACGCGATCCCTCTTACTCACTCGACGCCATGTGTAATGACGAAGAGGTTTACGAGACGCGACTATGTCCGAATCCCAGGAAATCAGACCTGGGCTAAGGGCGGCGAAGGCGCACATATCCGTGAAACGAAACAACGTGTCACGAATAGTGGGTCTCTGTCGGCGACGATTCCGTTTCTCAACGGTCGTCAATTCTCGATCCTTGGCGCGTTGCATATTCAGCGCAAGCGCTGAGATATGTCTGCCACATTCGTGGCTTCAAACGCTCTAAGGAGTAAGTTAAGATGGCGCTAGGCTCAACCCTGACGGTGACCCTTGACGGTTCCGGTGGAACTGCCAAGGCTTTGCCGCTGATCAATGGCCCAACGAATGGTGTTACCGAGTACAAACTCGATGATACCACTGTCGTGTATACCGCAAAAGTGCGGCACTCGACGGATAACGTCAAGGCCGGCACGCAAGCGTTTAAGCGTCACACTGTGACGTTTTCGCGCTATGTCAAGCCGACCGAGGCGATTCCCAATGGGAGTCTGTCGGAAGTTTCGTTCACGATCAGGAATGATCCGAACGGCGTTCCGGCCGACATCATCGACCTGAGCGAAGCCCTCAGCTTTTACATGGTAAAGGCTGGTGGTATCGCTGCCAGGTTGCTGGGCGAGGAAGGCTAAGGTTTTCACACCTTAACTGTCCCTAAGCTCAGGAGATGGGTGAGCGTAGCCGTAGATTATCATAGCCCTTAACTGAAAGGACTTGATATGAAAAGCTACGTATCTTACTTACAGGGATTGTACCGGGCTATGTTTTTCGACATAGCTCAGCAGTTCCCCTCTATCCGACGTGATTGTGAGCGGGATGTTTCTCGCTTGCTCTCACTCGTCGACACGAGAGGTCTATCATATCTAATGATAGATCTCCCAGCCGCAGGGAAGCACTTTGAACAGTGCCTATCTGCGGAACGCCTAACTCCGTTTTGTATACCGGGTTTCCGGCCTTACAAGCGGGGGGTAGCATGCCCTCGACTATTCAAGGGGTTGCTCCTACGCGTTTTCGACGATGTTGGTGTGCTTAGGGTCGATCCGGACGCTATAGCGGTACGCTCCCTTCGTCAGCTGTTTCTCGCAGCTAAGAAGGTAAAGGTACCTTGTAGCGATTCACGAACATGGGAACACGTTCATGAATTCTTCGAAGTCGACCGAGAAGTTGATCACCCTTCCCTTGATTGGGAAAGTGATCGACTCAGGATTGCAGATCTTCGGGATCTCCATTTTGGCGATCATCGTAGTCTGCGGCCTGTTCCTCTCTTCCCTCATCTTGATGAAGGAAGGGGGAATCTCCTCTCCAATGCAGCTGATACCATGGAAGCAGTCCAACGGACAGCCGACATCGTATCCTCCTGTCTCGGGGTCTTCAATCCCCTCGAATGGAGAACTAAGCACGGACCAGGTGCTGTAGCTGACCAGCGTCATACGCAGTTTAAGTATGACTTTCCAAGCTGGCCGGCTAAGCTCGAGAATGTCTTCCCTCTTGCTGACTTTGGTTTTTCCAATTTCAGCTCTTGGGCTGCATTCTTACGTAGTGGTGAAGCTCACTCTGGTTTTAGCCTGAATGAGTTTCCGTCTAGACTGATTGCCGTCCCAAAGACGCTTAAGGGCCCTAGGCTTATCGCCTCAGAACCCGTATCGCATCAATGGTGTCAGCAGTCTATCAAAGACTACCTCACTACGAACCTTGCCAAGACACCTATTAAGAGTTCTATTCACTTTCGTGATCAGACTCATAATCAGGATCTTGCTCGGTTGGCTTCCCATACTCAGTCGCACGTGACAGTTGATCTGTCATCTGCCTCTGATCGCCTTAGTTGCTGGGTTGTGGAACGTCTCTTCAGGCGACTTCCGTCGCTTGTCGAAGCTCTCCACGCTTCCAGAACTAGGTGGGTGGTTAACACCATCGATCGCAAATCTCCTCAGTTTCACAAACTGCGGAAATTCGCTTGTATGGGTTCAGCTTGCACCTTTCCTGTTCAGTCGTATGCGTTCACCGTTATAGCTATCGCTTCTCTTCTCTATTCTAGAGGAGAGAGCGTTACTATTTCGAGTGTTCGCCGCGCCTCGCAGGAGGTCCGCGTCTTTGGTGACGATATGATCGTCCCCACTGACGGATGGGAAGTGCTTCAGGGAGTATTAGGTCACCTTGGACTCAAGGTTAACCAATCGAAGACTTTCGCCTCCGGAAGGTTCCGGGAGTCTTGTGGTTTTGATGCGTGGGATGGCAGAGATGTCACTCCCACGTATTCAATGACCTACCCTGAGGTATCCCGCCCAGAGTCCGTGATTTCGTCGGTTGCGACTCATAATAACTTCGTACAACGAGGTTATTACGTCACCGCTGACTATATCAAATCGAGAGTGATGAAGGCTCGGCGTTTCCGCCTCCCCTTCGTCCCGACCGGCTCTGGGCTCTTCGGCTGGTACGATGACTTCTGCACTCCGAATACCCATCTCAAGTCGAGATGGAATCCGGAACTGCAGCGTCTCGAATACCTCGTCGATTCGCCTTCTGCGAAATCGATTAGGCAACCAGTCGAGAGGGACTCAGCATTGCTTCAGTACTTCACTGAGGCCCTATCTCCACCCTTGAGAAAGGATGAGAGAATCGGAAAGATGCTGAGGCCTACGGTTTCTATACGCCGTAGGTGGGTTAGTATTGAGGACAGGCTTACTAATACAAGCTTA